CCTTTATAACCAAAACAGCTGCGTCATTGGATGTATCTTTTCTGTACTTAGCTGGTAATCCATTGGATAAATATGTAATTTGTGCATTATCACCAAATTTTTCTGCTATATCTTGAAGTTCTTGTACTGTGAAACCCTCTTTAGCAAGACCACTGCCATATATTTTTGTTCCAACATGAATTTCTGATTGTTCACCCATTGTGAGTGCAAAGCGACCACCAAAAGTCGCCGCAATACTCATGATGAATAATTGTGTGTGTGTGAAAAGTGTGAGCTGGAAACGAAGAAAGAATAATGAATAAAGATACTTAAAAGATTAAAGATTAAAGATTAAAGATTAAACCTCTTTTGAATGCTGAGTTTTTTTTATAAGGACTATTCATCCAATGCAACATATAAAAATTTCAATAGATTATGAATGTATGTACAATGACAAGTCTCACAAAAAACATGTTACAAAGATTGAATGGCTATATTGCGCATTTGTAATGCGTCTACATGAGATAGTTTGGAATGGCAATAAAGTGACTCTTCATATTGCAAATGCCACATCTCTTCTATATTTGATGATGATGATGATGATGATGTAGTTTTTTGTGTAAAGTAATTGAATACTCGTTTAACAATAGATGGTTTTGATATTTGTTCTTTCCATAATCTCACTTCACAGCGTAAATGTCCAGATTTGCACTTGTAACTTGAATCATTTCCATAATTGTATAGCCAAATTGTTCTGTGAAATCCACCTTCTGTGACGTATCTAGGATTGAGTGCAGCTGCCTCAAACAAACACAACTGAACAGGTCTCACGTCCGTCAGAGCTTGTGCAAGCAAATCATCTAAAGAATATCTCATATGTTGTTCCATACGTAAAAAATGAAATTGCATTGTTTTCAATTCATCTAAAGATGGAGCAATCAAGAAGCGTGCCCATGATTTCGAAAAGTGGGGGTATGTTTCATTTGAATCTTGAATAGACATGGATGGATCCAGTTATAGAATACCTCCTTTTTGTAATATAGCTAGCAAAAGAATAATATGATATTTTCATAAAATGACATTAAGAATTTTTATTGTTATTATTATTTTCAAATTAGACAGCTACTAATGATTCTAATTCTTTCAGAATTATCATCAACCTTTTCACACAATCTGTCAATTGATCAACTTCAGATGCGTGGTCTTCGATAGATTTGACGCAGCGCTTTCGTGTTTGTTTGATTTTGTGTAACTCTTCATCTGTTCCATAAAAATTACTCAAGTCGGGATCAATCAAATTGTCCAAAACAACGAGCTTTTGTGTCAAAGCTTCATTGTATAGTTGTAGTTGTCTTGGGATATCAGCTAGTGTAAAAGACTCACATGTTTGTAGTAAATTGTGGACATTAAATTTCACATCTACGATAGTATCTATGTTAGACAACACTTCTTTCTTGATAAGGGAAATTTTTTCCTTGGTCTCTTGAAAAGACATATTTGTGTAACTATACAAATTGAAATAATGTAAAATATAAATAATAATGATGAAAGTTTTTATTTATTAATTTAGTCTATTTAAAAACTATTAACTATTACAAACAAACAGGTGCCATTCCAGACGGACACAGATCTGCACTCAAAGCAATCAATTCCAGTGTTTTTGATTTCGTGTGAAATCGTCCAAAATAGTTGGTTCCATTTTCAACATCATTGTCAGTCGCGAAATCAATGACGTCAGATTGTCCATCTGTAAAAATGGCCTCTAACTTTATTCCTTTCACGTACAAAAGTAACTCTTCTCCTGATTGAGTCGAGTTACCAACTTGTTGTTTCCATAACCACGATTTGTTGATGCGATTTTCTAATGGTTCTGTTGGTAAGACGTCGTCGTGATCTAGAGCACTAGTTCTATAAAAGTAATCCTTTTGTGACATAAAACATGCATCCGACATTTCTCGAATTGAACTGGTCGCGCTTGCTTGTCCAAGTACATGTATTTGCGCGTCGTTTACAAATGAAGCAACAGTTGTATGAGTATTGTCACCAATAGAGGTTACATTTGGTACAATGGTAGAAATAGAAATGGTACGGATGCAATACCATGGCAAGTATTTATAGGCTTGTTTATTATTTGCACCACCACGGGATCCATACATAATATAAAGTTTATTGTCTTGCTCAAATAGCGACAATGATTCTAAACCACCCATGCTATTCGTGATTTGTTCAACTTCTGGCAAAACAAATGTACTCAATACTTTTATTTTTTTCAATTCCATTTCAAGCTTGATATGATACGATCGACCTGAAGACTCCATTGCGATGTACTCATGTTTGCGATTTGGTATAATTGAAATTGCTTCCAAATCAATTGGTACAATATTTGTTGGCGAGTCTAATTCAGTATGTACATTTGTTTTAACATCATACAGGACAAAACGAAATGAATTCTGTTCGTCTTTCTTGTCCAATACACAAAGATATTGTTTAGGTAAGTTATCTGTGTTTAAATTGATTTTATTTTGTATATATCCTGCTATGTCTTCAACTAATAGTGGAGATGTCTTTTGGTTGCTATCGACAACTCTTTCTGTTTGTCTTAATTCAAATTTAGAACCATGGCATACTTTAGCCAATCTTTTTATTAAATTATTCATCATTTTGTTTCAAGTTTGAAGTTTCAAGTTTCAAGTCAGCTTGTGTCCTTGGCTTTTTTATTTCATGTAAACTGTAAAAAAAAACATTTGTGTGGGTTGTTGGTAAATTGTTGATGTGGAAAAAAAAACATCAGAACATCAGACATTAAACCATTAAACATTAAACACAATGGATATTAATACATTGCGTCCATCTATTTATACAGTTGAACACGACAGTTGTAAAATAGAGGGAATATATGTGTCTGAAATAAAACCGTTTGTGTTACAATGGACGATTGTGTGGACATCAGAGATTTGGCCATACAAGGATAAGCGAGCACAAACTTTAATCAATAATATCTATACCAAATATAGAAAAGTACATTACCGACGAGAACAAGATATAGAAAGTTTTATAATCATATACAACAAGGACTGGTTAGTAGAAAGGATTGAATTAGATAATGTATATTCTGCAAACAATTCATGGGGTCGACTGAAACAGGTACATCACGATAAAACATATTTGCGAGATGGGATTTCATTTGAACCCAATTCAGAGAGACCCAAAATATGGATTACAACATGGAATCATTTGATGGACTGTATGCCACGACAAAAATATTCATCTGTCTTGACTGACTATACTTGTATACTTGAACATTCAAGAGATGATGTCGAGAAATTATACAAAGAAGTAAGTCTGTATAAATGCATTTTACCAAAGTCAGGATCAGGATCTTGCTGTTAAAGAGAGAAAAAAGCAGTTTAACATTCATCATCATTGTCACTATCACCAATCGCCAATCGCCAATTCATCATTAACAATTTCAAGCTCAAGTTTTGACAAAATGGTCTTTCATGAATGATAATTAAAAAACAAGTTGAAGTTCAAGACTTGGAGAAGAAAATAATAAAAAAGATATACAAAGTATAATATAATATAGCAAAAAATAATGGCTGTGTATACAAAGGAACGCAAACAAAAGTCAAATTGTGATGACCAAGAGTTTCACTTTATTACAGTTGCTACAAAGCCACATCCCAACTTAGATCTTCTTTGTGAAACTGCCCGGCATCATGGATATCCCGAAATAAAAGTGTTGGCCATGCATGATAAAAGGTTTGTACGCACAGGCAAAAACTTTGGTGTCAAATTAGAGTCTGTCAAAGATTATGTAATGCAACTAGTGCAAAAAAAGAAAGGCAACACAATTGTACTTTTTACGGATGCATATGATGTTTTGATAGTAGAAGACGCCAATGTTCTTTTGAAAAAATATCACTGTTTGGACTCTGATGTTGTATTTTCAGCAGAAAAACTCTGTCGACCAAACAGATCATTGGCAACCGATTATCCAACACATGAGATACCAGGGCTGCGAGTACGATATTTAAATAGTGGTACATTTATTGGTCGAGCTGATGCTATATTAACACTATTCAATTCAAGACCGTTTGCAATTGCAGACGATGATCAAACATATTGGTCCAAAGTCTATTTGGAATACAACAAACATTCAAGTTTATTTGGTAAATCAAAATTAATTTCCCTTGATGTACACAGTTCTATATTCCAATGCATGGTTCGACATCGGAACCTATTAGATTGTCTACCAGAGCAAGATAAAAGATCCCGATATGATCATAATCATAATCATAATCACAACCATCATAACAATATGCGTGCAAAATTTTTGATTCAAAAAGATGGCAAGGTACAAAATCCATGTGTATTACATTTTAATGGTCTCAAAGTCGATCTACCACGCTTCTATAAACAATGGAAAGAAAATAAAGTCATATCTAGAAGCTTTACACAAGGAATTTTACAATGGGGGCGTGCTGTAGTCGATTCCTTCTTTGATTAATTGTCTCCTTCATTTATTTCAATACAAATTTAATCTAAAATTTAATCCAATGAGAACGTGATCCATGATTGATGTCCTGTTGCTGAAGAAATGCCTTGTTTCTTTAATTCTGCCTTGATAGCATCAATGGGAGCTGGATGGTCCAAAAAGTATCGACGATAAATAAGATATCGATCATCACCAAAACAAAATCGAAGAGCAATATCGCGTTTCTTTTCAGGATCATCAAAATTGATTGTTTGTTGTGCTAGCTCTGGCACATTTTGAAATGTCTTTTGCAAAATAAAATCGATTGCATCATCTCTCTTTGGAAATTGGGCAATCTTTTTGCTTGTTCGTTGTGATACGCGATTAATTTTCCCTAGATATTCAGGTGGAGTTGGTTCTTCGGTCAACTCATAAACAATGTGTTCAGTATTGTTGTTGGACTCGTCGACACTGGCATTCATTGTTGATGGCGGATTCTCCCTTTTAATATCGTCACTCAACAATGTTTGAGGATGATTCAATTGACATGTAACGTTTATTGGGGAAGCCACTGCCATTGCTGCAATCCTGTTCACTAGAATTTCTTGGAATTTTGCTTGAATGGATGTAAATGGAATATTCAAATAAGAATAAGTACTTGTACTCATCATCTTATCATCCAAAACAGCAGTTACTTTGGTGTAACTACCTCCTTTATCATCAAATGATATGTTAACTGGGGTTGGA